TAAGCCCGATGCCGAAAAGATAGAGAACAAGGACAGCGAGTACGTCAAGAGACAGAAGCAAGCTACGGACGAGTACCAGCGAGAGAACGAGAAGATAGCCGCTAAGTACCCGGACTCCGGCTCCAAGGATAAGATGAGATCTGACACCGACGGTCTCATCAACTCGCTGAAGCAGAAGTACAACGTAGACAAGTTCCCGCTCACCAGAGAAGACAGCGGTGCGGAGATGGCTGACCTGCCATCAGCTAGGGCAAATGATGCCATGCTGAAGCTTGATAGAAACGAGAAGAGCGAGGAGATCAAAAAGCTCCAGCAGGATCTCGTATACAAGGCTGGAAACATCACATTCGACGCCGGCAGCATCAATTTCAGTGGGACCGATAGGGATAGGTTGTCAAGACCATCCATAGCTTCATCGATCCCTTCTGCGGGCATCTCTGGGGCACCCAGCGCGCCTCCAAGTCCGGACGGAAGTAAGTCAGACGGGCCGAAGACCGATGGCGAGAAGAAGGGATTCACCGGAGAGAACATTCCGGGATTCTCAGAGATACACACCAAGTCTGGAAAGAAGACTCTAGTGGCATCATCTGACGCTCCTAGGTTCCAGGGCTTCGTGGACGACCTAGAGGCCACCGGCTACAAGATCGACGAGCTCGGTGGAAGAAGCATAAGGAAGAACGTCAACAATCCGTCTAAGATGAGCAAGCACTCATTCGGGCAAGCGATCGATATCAACTGGAGCAGGAACCCCAACAGGTCTACCCAGACAGACATGCCGGTCGATACGGTCGAGCAGCTCATCAAGAAGCACGGGCTCGGGTGGGGTTATAACTGGAAGTCGGTCAAAGACCCGATGCACTTCTCATCCTCACCGGAAGAGGGAGCGACTCAGCCTTCCGGAGCTTCTACAGATACCAAGTCACTTGGAGGACCTCAGTCGGCTCCGACGCCGAGCGGTCCTGCTACGAGCTCTGCAGACGGGCCGCCCAAGAACCCACAAGCCTCGATGGTGAAGGCTCCGGCGGCTCCTGCAATATCCGGCAGCACTATCAACGACGTGTCGAAGAAGAGCGAGGTGGCAAGCGTCACCACTCCGAACACCACCGTCAACAACGTAAAGAACGTGGCTGCTCCAGCTCAGAAGAATAATGTAGAGAACAAGAAGCTGATGGACTCTAGGGTGGCCGGCAGGGTAGAGCCAGAAGACGCGGCCACTAGGTACAGAGAGCTATTCGGAATGGGCGTCCGCGACTACGCAAACCCACTGAGCACGAGCGCGGCCTGATATGGAAAGCATAAGGGAAATAGCTCGAGAGACATTTGACGAGATGTTCGGGACTGTGTTTCCCGAGCTGTCGAGAGTCATCAAGTCAGTCGGCGAGAGAGTAGAAGAAATAGCAGATGACTCTAAGACTGAGATCAGAAGCGCTGCTCTCGACGTAGGAAACTTCGAAGAGAAGTTAATAACAGCCAAGAGGTCGCTCAACCTCTTGACCGACACCAGCATCAAGTCGCTAGATATGTTCAATCAGATGCTGCAGCTGATCAAGGACATGGACCTATCCAGCGGTCTTAAGATACCGTCGGCGATAAGTCCAGAGGCGTTCGGCAAGGGATCGGTTCGAGACAAGTACAGGTTCGACGAGAAGACCGGCAAGTGGGTAGAAAAGAGCACCAATAAGCCGATCACCGACGCCGAGGCGAACAAGCTAAAGCTGAACGAGGGCGGCGCGGCTAAGACTGGAATGGGTAAGGTGGGTGGAGCGACCCTATCAGCCGCCAATTGGCTGGCCGTAATATACACGGTCTATCAGGGCTACAACGCCATCAAGGAACTAAACCCTCTAGATCCAGACTACAAGAAGAACGTCACTAAGATAGTAGCCGACCTGACCGCTAGATTCGGTGTAGCTACCGTAGCCTCGACTCTCGGAGCCATAGTAACAGCGCCTCTGCTGGGACCATTCGCGATCCTATCCGGACTCGCCGCTGGATACTATGCCGACAAGTACCTAGGTGACTCAACGGACGAGATAGTAAACTCGGTCATAGACAAGCTGTGGCCGTCCGATGCCAGCGTCTCCGACAAGCAAAAAGTTCTATCTCAGAAGGTGGACACGCCGGAAGCAGATCTACCGTCTAGGAGAGCCAACAACGTAGAGCTAGAAACTGGAAAGAGCGGGTTCTTTATTCCGGGTGAGAAGAACGCACAGGTCTCTAGTCCAGTTACTACCGCAAAGAGCATACTGTTCAAGGCTGACAAGATCACCTTCATAGGTGCTAGAAATAACCCGACGTCCGAGAGAGAAGAGCGAGTAGCTCCAGTCTCAGCCACTCCAGCCTCACCTCCTCCGGCACCGGCAGCGATCGCGCCGTCCATGAACGTATCACCACCGTCAGGTGGCTCTTCGAGCGCGGGCAGCGGACAGTCACTGCCAACATTCGCTATGGGAGGCGCGCCGACGAGCACTCCTTCCAAGCCATCTTACGCAGCGCCTCAGAGATCTATGAAGGCGGCGCCCGCGACTCCAGGTCCGGGTCAGATAGGTCAGTTTGGGATAAGCGGGGTCGAGGCAAAGGACATGCCTACCAACGTGAGCTTGGGTCCTAACGTAGATCTATCGAGAGTTGACAGGGGGCTGCTCAGTAAGTTCTTCGAGGCTGCCAAGCTGTACGGCAAGCCCGTTAACATCAACTCGGCCTACAGGAGCGATGAGTATCAGGCACAGCTATGGGCTAGGTGGAAGCTGGGTGAGCCGGGTCTCTACATGCCAGCGAAGCCGGTCAACCCTCAGACCGTCAACATAGGCGGCAAGTCAGTCGACGTACCCGGAGGTGGCAGGGGAAGCGCCCACAGCTCGGGTCTAGCCCTCGACGTCAGGCAGGCTCCGGACATGGAGGCCGCGGGCATTCTATCAAAAGTTGGGCTGTCAAGACCGTTCGGGGACAGCGATCCACCGCACATACAGAAGCTGGGTAGCGCCGGCGCAGCGGAACCTCAGGGTGGAACCGGAGCTCCCAAGCCGGTAGCGTCTCAGAACACCGAGGGAAAGCAGATGAACGACGCCTCTACTAAGAGGGTAGCCGCGATGGATCAGAAGCCAAAGACCGTCATCAACAACATAACTAATGGCTCCGACAACAAGCAGCAGCCGGTCAGCTACAGCAGGGAGGTCAGCAACGACGTTCCCGTAAAGAGAAGAATACAAGACGTATTCGGACCTCCCGCCGCGGCATAAAAAAAGAGGGCCGAAGCCCTCTCTCAATTACTTTGTCAGCTTCTTGAAGAACTCGAGACCGTCGTCTTCGTCGTCATCGAAGGACGCCGCTGACTTGGACTTAAATTCTGGAGCTGGACTCTCGACCGCCCAAGGTACATCGTCCTCCTTGGCCTTGGCCACCTTCTCAACCGCCGCCTCGCGGACAGCCTGCATTGAAGACGCCTTGTCCAGTCCGAGCACGCGATTGAGCTTTGCCTTGAGCTCCTCGTAAGACTTGAACTTGCTCGGGTCAATGAACTCCTGAAGCGAGTGCTGCTTCTTCCACACGACCTCGAGATCGTCGTCGTCCTCGAACAGAGGAGCGGGCTTGGCGAACTCAGACTTGTCATAGTTGCGATAGCCCTCGACGTTGCGGATCTTGAGCTTGAAGTTAGCCCCTTCCCAGAAGTCAAATGGGTTCATCGCGTCCTCGTCGGCGAACTCGGGGTTCATTGCCTCGTTGAGCTTGTCAAAGATCTTCTTGCCGTACTTGAACAAGAATACCTTGCCCTCGTTCTCAGGGTTCTGCTGGTCAGTGATGACGTAGACGTTAGAGATGAAGCCGAGCTTGCGCTTCTGCTTGCGGGCGATCTCCTTGTCGGAGTCGAGGCCGCTGTTCCAGAGCTGAGAGTTGTACTCAGACACCGGATCCTGCTTGCCGATCGTGGTAAGTGAGTTCTCAATGTACCAAGATCCGGTAGGACCCTGAAAGCCGTGCTCAAAGACGCGGACGAACGGCATGTCTTCATCTGGAGGGGGAGGAAGGAAGCGGATGACGGCGTAGCCATTGCCAGCCTTATCCACGTTGGGGTACCAGAACCGATCGTCCTTCTTGTTGTCGGTCTGACCACCGGCGAGCTTGGTGAGCTCTGAGGTGAGTTTGTCCAGCGATGATTTACCAGACATCTTCTTTAGTTGCGAAAAGTCAACCATAGTATTCTCCGTATTTTGAGTATTGATCGTATTGTGAGTGTAGAGCAGTGTGGCGCTCTACATTTATTTATACCACACCCAGCGATATAAGTAAACTATTTCTTGTCGGTTCCGGACTTGCCGGACTTCTTCCACTTGCCGGAAGACTTGCTGTAGGTGGTGAACGAGCCGCTCTTGTTCTTCACTACCTTAGTCTTGTTCTGCCTGTTGACGTTGACGGTCTTACCCATGTCTCACCTCAGAATGGAAGCTTGGCTGTCTTCTTGACTATGTTCATCTCCTCGGCCTCGACCTGAAGCTTAGATCTGAGTACCGGATCCTTCTTTATCATGGAGGCGGCGTACTCGACCTCGACGCCGTTCTTCTCGCACCACGTCACTATGGCGTCGACGTACTCGAGCTTGCCGTTTCGGCGCATGGACTCAATGTCAGTCGTAAATTGATTAGCGCTGATGATCTTCATGTGTACTTCATTACCTCTTTGCCATTCTTTAGAGTTATGGTGGCGTGCGGCCACTTTAGCTTTTCGTAGTAGTGGAATTCTAGGAAGCTGAAGAACTTCTCTGCTTCTGAGAGGTCGTCGAAGGTCTTTCGCTCGTAGAGCTTGCCCTTGCCTCTCGCCTCGACTCTATATGGTCTCATACTATACTCTCTAAACTGGTAGGGATGGAGGGATTCGAACCCCCGATAAAACCGTTATGAGCGGCTGGCCTTAAACCACTTGGCGACATCCCCTGAAAATGGCGATCCCTGCACGACTCGAACGTGCGACCCACAGCTTAGAAGGCTGTTGCTCTATCCGGCTGAGCTAAGGGACCATTAAAAGTGTTTTTCGAAGAAGATCAAAGAAGCTACTGTGACAAAGAAACCGAGAGATACGTAGAACATCGTATCGAATACGATCGGCCCACACGTTGATAGTACTACGGTCATAGTAGCTCCTTAAAGAGGTGGAGGGATTCTGTTTCCAAGCTCCCTCCGAGCTCATGCTTAGGCAGCTAGTGCCACAGCGAGAGGTGCATTATCGTTTGCATCTATAACGTTTGCCATGATCTCAGTAGTACCTTTATCACACCTGTCGATCCTATTTCGCCCCCAGCAGAGATACACCGTGATATTGGATCCATATCGGCATATGATAATTGGTTAACCAGCAACCTTTACGATGTATCCGTGGTGGAGGCGGCGGGTACTGCCCCCGCGTCCAGTGTGCTTATGCCGTATACGTCAACGACCATCGCAATTTTATTTATATCACGAGACACCAGTAATGTCAACAGGTAATTAGCTCGACCCACTGATCGATCACCACCGGCCAGTCATAGTTGTCTCTAGCGAATGTCTGAGCGGCCTCGCACATGGTCCTGTAGGCGTAAGGGCTGTCCCTGAACATGCAGAGAGTTGAGCGAGTCTTCTCGACAAACTGAGACTCCTCGAGCGGTACCACGATTCCGGCGCCTCGCGGGCCGTTCTCCTCGAAGTAGCCGACCGGTGTTCCGATGGGTAGCCTGCCGGCTGCCGCGGCCTCCATCATCGGTAGACCTCCGGCCTCCTCGGTCGAGCTCATCACCACGGCGTCTATTGTCCTGTAGTAACCCGGCATGCACAGGTGGTTGTAGTAGGAGTGCTCCACCAGCTCCAGTCCGGTACCCTCTACCGCCGACCTCACTAGGTGGGATCTCTTTATCTCCTCGCCGAAGAAGTTCTTGACCTCCTTGTCCCCGCTGTACCCGACTCGAGCTAGGCTCTCGCTCGGCCTGTTGTAGAGAACGTCGAAGTGAATGCCGAGTCTGGCGACTGCGGGCTCTCTCGATATTCCGAACTCCGCTGACTTTCTCTTGAGGACGTCGGATATGACGCCGTAGTTTCGCAGGTGAGGGTAGAAGTCGAAGTCTGGGTTGATGGAGTGAAGCAGGTCCCACTGCCCGTGACCCATGGCGACGACCCTGTCGAGAGGCACGCCGTACATGTGGTGCATTCCCATCACCGCCTCAGGGTGGGTGACGAACACGTCGTAGGTGGCCATCAGAAGCTTGAACTCCTCCCTAGAGTAGGTCTGAGTCCAGTCCATCAAGTTGGCGTAGATGCCCTTCTTGTAGAGCTCCTTGGCAAGCGCGTGGTGGATGGTGCCGTAGGCCCACCTGTTCTGAGTGAAGAATAGTACCCTGAGCATCAAGAGTCCCTTATGAAGGTGTAGTCCATGTACTGCTCCTGAACGTCGGAGAAGTCTGGTACCTGAAATGCGAGCTGGGGCGTCGCGACGTACGCGTTGAGACCTCGGTGGCTCTCGGCGTAGTGGACGTCGCACGGCTTCGACAGGTCTACGAGCTTTCTGGCGAACAGGTCGAACACGGTGTGCCTGAAGGCGACCGCGTGAGTGGTGAGTGTGTAGTTGGTGCGGGACAGGGTGTCGGTCACCGAAGCCAGCTCCCCGTGCCAGTGGTTGCCTCCGAGGTACAGCAGGTCCCAGTCGCTGGGGAGGTCGGCCATCACCTTGGCGAGCGACTCGTTGAACTGAGCCACCCCTCCGGTCGGGCTGCAGTCGTCCTCCATGATGAGGAAGGAGTCCAAGCCCATCTGCATGGCCATGCGGTGAGCGACCATATGAGTCAGCGAGCAACCGGCGGCCCCTCTCTTGAAAGGGTAGCCCGCCGGCGTCCACTCGTCGGTGTTTATGCCTATGTTCGAGCCATCCACGGCCGGAAGCCTCTCTATGTCGAGATCTGCCCCCTGAAACGAGCTGTAGAAGCGCTCCAGACGGTCCGGACGGCGGTCTAGGTTGATGCAGAAGGTCCGAAGCCTCATAGTACCCTCAGCAGGATGGTGTTCTCGTTGATCCGAGCGTTAAAGTTGCTCTCCTTGAGCGTAGAGATGAGCTTCTTTAGGTTCAACTTGCCCATTTTGGCCACATCGTCGACTATTTTCGCGGTCTGGCGGCCCGTCTTGTAAGATTTTGAGGCATTTTCATCAAATTTATCGATAGAAGTGCCTCGAACAGACAACCCGCCGCGGTCTAGGGCCACGAAGTGAGTCAAGAAGCCGTACTTTGTGTTGAAAGTCCACAGTTCTTGAGCCCCGATGAGCTTGGAGGGCGCTACGGAGGCCAACTTGTAGTCGGCGGACTCCTTCTGGAACTTAAAGTTCTTGAGAAGCTTGTCGGCGGAGACGGTCTTGGGCTTTCGGACGGCCCTCGTCTTCTTCGTGACGCCGGCGTAGCGCTCGCAGTCGTCGATAAGCTTGCCGACGAACAGCATCTTGGCCTTCATCTCCTTGTTCGAGTAGTTCTTGTAGCCCTCTCTGACGCCTTCGTCGCCGTGTGCGGCAAGAGCGTACTCCTCCAGCAGCGGCTTGTAGTACGCAGAGATCTTGAGGGCGTGTGCAGGAGGCATCTCGGCCTTCTGGAGGTAGGAGTACATGTCGAACTCCTCGCCCGTATCGAGCATCGCCTCGACATCGCCGATGATCTCGCTGACTCGGTCGCGAACTCGGTCCTGAATGGACGGCCGATCGGCCTTCTTGACCTCTGGCTTCTCCTCGACGGCGTGGGCGAGTGAGTTGGCGACCGCCTTCTCGATGTGCTCTCGCCACGTGTCGGCCGATGGGTGGTCCGGATCTATGGCCAGAAGCCGAGCGGCCCATCCGGCGTACAGCGGCCACCAAGTGTCGGGTATGCGATTGAGGTCCCTCACCTTATGCTTGCGGCCGGTGGCCTCCATGTATGCCCTGACGAAGGCCTTGGAGTCGTCCCTGTCGCACATGGAGCTGAACCAAGTCAGGGCTCGCATCTCGCTCTCGCGGACCTCGGCCTGAGTCGACTCGTCGCCCATGTACTTGTGGTTGATGAGGTAGATCTCGGAGCGAGACTTCTGTACCTTCTTCTTAGTCTTGAGCTGCAGCAGACTCTTTGCCATCGTACCAATCCTTTATTAGAAGCCTGTCTATGATGCCGGAGAGCTCCTTCTTCTCGCGCTCCAGCTCGGCTATCCGCCTCTTGTAGTCCGAGATGGTCGGCTCAGTGCCGTGCAGGTAGATCACCGAGAGAGTGACTATGACAGGAGCGAGTGAGAACACGCACCCGATGAAGCCGACGCAGAATGCCTGCGTCAGCGGGTCAAGCTCGGCTATCATGCCGCCTCTGCCATCTCGACGGCCAGGTCGAGGGCCTTCGACTTGAGGTTGCGGTTTCCGCCGTACC